AAGCCCTCCAAAATGCCAGGATTTTCTTATAACTTGCCCGCGACCCGTTGCAAAACAGGTAGCAAGCTAGTAAAAATTCCTGGGTCTGTCTGTCATGGTTGTTATGCGCTCAAAGGCCGTTACCGTTTCCCCAACGTCAAGGACGCATTGGAAAGACGTTATCAACAAGCCATGAATAATAAAGAATGGGTTTTCGGTATGGTGTATTTNATTAATACATCAAACAAAAAAGAATTCCGTTGGCACGACGCCGGCGACATACAGTCGTTGGAACATTTACAACGGATATTTCAGGTTTGCGAACTAACACCTAGTGTTAGACATTGGTTACCGACCCGCGAATCTGTTATCCTTTCTAACATCAACGTGGACGACGTGCCNGACAATCTAATAATTAGATTGTCNGCGTCCAAGGTNGACGGNTCAGCCCCGAAGAGTTGGCCGTGGACCTCGACCGTTGTTACGAAAGGGAAAANNTGNCCAGCTGCCGAACAAGACAACGAATGTCGGGACTGTCGCGCGTGTTGGGATAAGTCAGTTAAAAATATTGCTTATGGCAAACATTAAGAAAGGATAGGAATGACATTACAAGACGCACTCAAACACGAAAAGATATTTGATAAAAGAGCGACGGGTTTCGACATCCTCGAATTTTTAGAAACAACATACTTTTCAAAGAGCAAACAAAAATATGTCCGATATGGTGATATGCATTTGCAACACTTTATCAGGGTATTTCAAAACAAAGAATACAAGATCACAATTGAAGATATTCACACAACAATTGAACACCAAAACAAAAGATAAGCTCAGTTCTCTATATCCTAAAGGATATAGAGAACTACGTTCACAATTCAAAACCCCAGGTTTTATTATAATTTTAGTTCACAAGCTACAAGCCAGGGTGGGTGGGCCCATAGCCCGCAAGCCACAGGTGTCAAGCACTTTATTTTATTTTTTTTAATTACTTATGGGATTTTCTGTGATAGTTTCTAAGCATGTCAAAGACAGCAAAAACGATTGTTCATGTGAACCAACACATGCTCAAGTACAACAAGAAACATCGCACGGAGTTTCCTGTTCTCACTGTGAAGCACAGAGGCAAGACCTACTATGCTCACGAAGTTATTTATCACGATCACTCAACCACGATGTATCGCCCGCACAATCCCCTCAGTTGCGGTGCTGTTTGTTGGGTGGAGACTCAAGGGGACGTGACTCTCTTCGATTGGACCGCGGTCCATCAACAGAAGCATCCGTCAATCAAGTCGGAGCGCAAGACGATCCGTCGGATCGGATCTCTACATTGGATCAACTCGGAAACATCCGAGCTGGTCAAGGAAGCCGATGCCAAATTCGATGTCGAGTTGGGCCACACTATCGATCACGAAACAAAGAAAGCAGCTCGTGGTCTTTAATAAAAAAATCAGAAGCGTCCAAGGCGCTAAAAAATTCATGCAGGATTTACTCCTGCATGGACATCTATTTCATTTGGACGATGATCCCGCTGAGCTGGGTTTCACGGATATGCAAGCCTATTTTCTTCGTAGGCGACAGGCTGAAATTTTTTCTTTCAGCTCACAAGAGTGGGGTGAATTTGAATGTCCTCACGGTTACTGCGTTTATATCACTGGTCTTCATTCTTGAAGACCAGGTCCATCCGGACCTGGAAAAATCTCATAATCTAAAAATCCGCAAGCTCACAAGCCACGGGCGGGTGGGCCCACAAGCCTCAAGCTTCAAGCTGCTCTTTGACCGCGGTCCATCCTTCCGCTAATGGTGGGTGGGTGGGCCCAAAATTCACAAGCTCTTGGATCGCGGACCCTGGATAAAGTTTGACGGATCGTGGAGCGAGGGTCTTGACAAGGATATAGCTATCTTTGGGATGCTTAAAATGGAACGCTATTTGGTGGGGTGAGAAGCGTATTTTCTTACTAGTTGTTACTTTTAACTCAATAGTAAAAAACCCACGGTTATTACCATAACCAAGTATATCTGGAATGCCGGCAGATGCCCAACTTTCTAGTCTTATAAGGGAAAATGTATTAAGTTTTTCTTTCGTTTCTAGCCAGAAGGCTGACTCTGGTTTCAAAGTAATTACTCCACTAGGATTAACATACGATATTTCTCTTTTGCACCAATAATTTGGTTCTCTACCAACTTAATTTCTTTGATATTGAACTCACGTTGCAAAGGATTTCTACCTTGTGGTATCACCATTTGTACTTTTGCATGACTACCGACGGGACTTTCACAGAATTTTTCTAGGACCTGCATCAAAGCCTTAGTTGTGTATGATGACATTTTTAATGTATGGTTTGTCTATTGATACCGGTTAGGTGTTCAAATATTTCTAGTTGCTCTGGGTTCATAGATTGCAATATAGGTAATATATGTTCCGTTCTAAAAAAATGGACATCTTGTTTTTGTAGAATCTCCATTGCTTCTTTAAGCTGTTCTTGGAACTCTTCTTCTTCTTTTTTGTTTTTGAATGTCATAGTATTCATATTATAACTTACCTCTTTTCTTTCAAGTGTGAAGTGAGGACTAAGACTATAGTTTTTAGGAGGAACATATTCTGTAAAAAGACCCTCACTTCAAGTAAATCAGTATCACAATTTACTTGCTTTTACAATATATATTTTCTATAAGAGGGTATGGGTTTACCTAAAGTATTAACAGAACAACAAACAAAATTTGCAACACTGCTAGTTACGAATGAAGGACGTAAGTCTCCAACTGAATGTGCTATCGAAGCTGGTTATGCAGAAGGCTCTGCACATGTAAGAGCTTCGGAGCTGCGCAACCCTAGAAAGTTTCCTTTGGTTGTTAAATATATTGATGAGATTAGATCAGAACTACAAGAAAAATATAGAGTAGATTATGGTTCTCACATTACAGAATTAGCTAGACTTCGAGAAGAAGCTAGAGAGAAAGGTGCTTGGTCTGCAGCAATCAATGCAGAAGTAGCCAGGGGTAAAGCTGCCGGGTTATATATAGAACAAAAGATTATCAAACACGGTAAGCTAGAGGACCTTAGTGAAAGAGAATTAGAAGCTAGGTTGTCTGAGATTATAGAGGATAATAAGTTATTGTTAGAACATGAGGACGTAGAAAGTTTAAAAGATAAGGTTAAAAAACCTACAGAATTAAAAATTGTAGAACCAATAGAAGATTAAATTTTTCTTATACTTTTAATGCAACCTCTAGGAAATACATTTCTATCTCCAAAAGTATATCCTTCTTCATCATTGTAGTAGTATGTTGCAAAAGTAATGACCCTGTCATTATCTTCATAAAAAAGATATCCTTCTGTTGTAGCCACCTGTGGTTCCATTTTTCTTATAGTATCTTCAGAACCCCAGCCTGTCTCTCCTGATATGTCCAACCATTCAACTCTATATTTCTTCCAAGGGAATTTCTTAAACATAATCTCACTATAAGGGAGAATTTAGGTAAATCAAATTTCAAATTAGTAAAACAAAAAACCTCTTCACGCCAAGCTAGGAGATTGAAAAGTATTGAAAAATATAGCTTTTTTGAAATCTACTCTACCACGTCTACCACGGCCGTGGTAGACCAAAATCGTGCTATTATTATTGAAAAATAAGGTGTTTTCTCACTCTACCACCACTACCAGGGGTTGGGACCATATTTTTTTTTTTAAAAAAATGTTTTCCTAAATCTCCCCTTACCACGGCCCACGGTCCACGTGTCAAGAGCCGGGAAAAAAGGTTTTCCCGTACTTGACAACGGTTCAATTATAGTGTTCTGCGGATAAAGTTAGGAAGCTTGCCTTCTTCTTTCCAAGAAACATAAGCAGCTTTCCAATCATTTTTATATTCAGCCTGTAGAAATGCTTTCATAGCATTATCAACGTCGGGTTCTAAGGTAAAAAAGTTACCTAAAGCTTTTAATAGTTTAGTCATTGTAATTTCCTTTCATGGTCCATGTTCTATCAAAAAGTCAAGAGAAAAGAATTGCTGATTTTTAACACCAGGTATGCTAAACTACGCGTAGAAAGGCGATAGACATTAAAACAGGAAAGGTAATTTCGTGTGTAATGGCAATACAATTTATAGAAGTCTAGTCAATTTTTAACAACAGTATTCACTCTGTCGTCTTTCGACTATAAAAGGTCTTCTATTAATCCGGCTTGAACACAAGTAAAATTTAATTCGGCCCCTGTGTCAGCCAAATCTGTCGCCACTAATTGATAATATTCGTTGCAACTCTCATAGGTAGGATGAACGACTTCAGAGGCCATACGAACGCATTTGTAATCAACACCCTGGCCTAAACAAACCCAACCCACCAAAAAAAATTTAAGCATTACGCTCGATCGTAGAGAGGACGATCAATCATGCCGCCTTTGGCATTCAACGTTCTGTTTTTATCTGACATATCTGCAAGATCTTCTTGCGTTAAACCTTCAAATTCAGAATAACCAGACGCCATGTCATCAGCTTCTTGATCAGATATTTCAGTGTCATCAAAATCACCTAGAATTTTACCAGAAACGATTTCTAATTGATCTTCATCACCTTCAAATCCTCGACGTTTTAAAGCTTCTTTAATCTTTTCTTGGTTAATACGGCCAAAATATTGACGTTTCTTTTCTTGTCTCTCTCCAATAGCTTCTTCTGCTTCTTCGGAAGTGTAATCTTTATCATCTTCTTTTTCTTCTTTAGCTTTAAGTATTTGTGTCAAAGGAGAAGAACCAAAGGTTTGCATTAAACCTTTCAACATTTCTGGATTAGATTGTGTAATACCACCACCAATAAGAAGTGGTCCTAGAAGTTTAGGTGCTACTGAAATTGCCATAATATTGATCGACTCTCCTTAAAAATTCATGTTTATAATGTTTTAACTGTGCACCAGAAATAATCCATTCCTGATAATAGTTATCTACACTACACATCATAATCATCGCTTTGTCAATAGAGGTCCCATAAACATAATCATGCGCCATAGCATAAGCGGATAGCTGCAGGAAATAATCCTCGATCCACTCTTCACGTTTGGGTTTATTCGTCTGTTTGAAGTCAATGATTGTGATCTCACCATCATGTTTCGCGACCAAATCAGCACTACCAGCGTACAATCCAGGGTAATACATCAGGGCCTCGATACCGTAATACCCCTCTAGACGGCCCTCTAAACCCTTTTTAATGATCTGTTTGGCCATACTATGAGCATTTTGACCAATCGGAGTCAAATCTAAGTGCTGTTGACCCGATACCCACCCTTCAATAATATGGTGCATCGACGTTCCGCGTTTCGAGGCGTCCGCTACAATCTTCTTGGCCTTCTCTTCGCCAATTTTTTTTCGCCATTCTTTCA